AATTGCAGCTATGAAACGACCAGTTATTGAAGGTGACTTCAGGTCAAATGTATCACAAGGTTCTGTACCTAAAAAGATAGAACTAACAGAATTAGAAATTGAAGAAAGTCTGAGAGCTGCTAAGGCAGTAAACGGACATTGGTCGGCAGTTGATTTCATACCTAGTAAAAATAGGGAGAAAGAACCGCCATTTATGTTAGAGGTGAATTCATCACCTGGTACTGAGGGAATTGAAGATGCTACGAAACTCAACATATCTAACATTGTTATCAGCTACTTTGCTAATAAAGATAATAGATATAAGACACCAACAGAATGTGGCTATAAAGAAGTGGTCACAATTAAACCTTTTGGAGAAATCATTGCTAAGTTTGACACTGGTAACTCTGGTATGCCAGTTATACACGCTGATAAGTATAAAGTGGATGGTAAACAGATTAGATGGTCTCTTTTGGGGAAAACTATAACCTCAGATATTATTCGTAAAGAAGAAATATCAGTAGGTGGTTTAAGAGATTATGATGAGACCAGATATGTAATTAAACTTGATGTAGAGTTTGCAGGTGGTCTTTATAAAGATGTAGAATTTACTTTGGACGATAGAGATGAAAGAACTTTGATTCTTTTTGACCGTGCATTTATGAATAGATTAAATGTGATGGTAAACCCACAAAGAAAATATGTGATAACAACAAAATATAGTATGGAATAGGAGATAAAATGAGTGAAGTGAAAATAGTTAGAATGATAACAGGTGAAGATGTTATAGGTAAAGTAGAATGGAGCCAACAACAGGTTACAATTAAAAAAGCATTTGTAATAATTCCAATGCAACAAGGACCAGGAAAACCGGTTCAATTAATGATGAGCCCTTGGATGCCCTATGCTGAAGAGGATGAAATTACTGTAGATGACAGTAAGGTTGTTACGATAATGACCCCTAAAAAAGATATTCTTAATTCTTACTCGGCAAATACGAGTAGTATTTTAACACCAAATAGAGAACTAATTACTGAAACTAAATTACCGTAATGGTAAAAGTACATTTTGTTAGAGATGATAATGAAACAATAACCGTGGAGGTTCCAACAGGTTATACTCTTATGGAGGCTGCTAAACAGGCAGACTTACCTGAGATTCCTGCAACCTGTGGTGGTTGTTGTGCGTGTGCGACTTGCCATATTCATGTAAATAGTGTATGGTATGATAAAGTAAAAATTGAAGAAAACTCTTTAGAACAAGAGTTACTTGAATATGAGAATGGCTATATTAAAAACGAATCAAGATTGGCTTGCCAAATCCAGTTAGATGATTCGTTAAATGGATTAACAGTGAAATTGAGAAAAGATGAACTTCTATAAAAATGTAATTGAACACAAAGGTAAACTTCTAATTCGTGGTGTCTTAAACGGAAAAGACTACAAAGAAAAAATTGATTTTGGTCCTACCCTCTACGCCCTAACACAAGAACACTCACAATATAAAACCTTACAAGGTCAATTTCTAAAACCTATTGAATTTACGGACATCAATGCAGCTCGTAGATTTCGTAGAGATGTGGCAACTGAAAACTCTCCTATCTTTGGGTTAGAAAGGTACCACTATCAATATATCGGACAAGAATACCCTCAAAACATTGAGTGGGATAAACAATTCATAAAAATCTTTACACTTGATATTGAAACAACTTGTGAAGGTGGTTTTCCTGATGTAGAAAATCCTGTTGAAGAGTTGTTATGTATCACAGTTAAAAATCAAACAAACAAATCTATCATTACTTGGGGTGTCGGTGAATTTAAAACTGACCGTACAGATGTAACATACATCAAATGTAAAGATGAGAAACAGTTGATGTTTGAGTTTATGAAATTCTGGTTGAAAAACTATCCAGATATTATCACTGGTTGGAATACAAAGTTTTTTGACTTACCATATTTGATGAATAGAATTAAATTAATTGCAGGTGATAAGGTTGCAAATAAAATGTCGCCTTGGAATCTAATCAATAGAGAAGAGATTAATGTAAGAGGCAGACCACAAACTGTTTATCAGCTGTATGGTATTGTTATGCTTGACTACCTTGACTTGTACAAGTGGTTTATTCCAACAAGACAAGAGAGTTACAAACTAGATTTTATTGGTGAACTAGAACTTGGTCGTGGTAAAGATGACGCAGGTTTTGATACATTTAAAGATTGGTACACCAAAGACTTTCAATCATTTGTTGACTACAACATCCAAGATGTGGAGATTGTTGACGCATTAGAAGATAAACTTGGTTTGATTGAACTAGCATTGACCGTTGCATATGAATCAAAAGTAAACTATGACGATATCTTTTCACAAGTGCGAGTGTGGGATACTTTGATTGCAAATCATTTAATGCAAAAGAATATATGTGTACCACCAAGAGAAGAACACAGTAAAGAAACAAAATATGAGGGTGCATATGTAAAAGACCCACATCCAGGCCAACACAAATGGATTGTTTCATTTGATATCAATTCACTATATCCACATATTATTATTCAGTATAATATTTCGCCTGAGAAAATTATTGGTGAGTCTTCACACGGTATCAATGTAAATAAAATGATTGATATGCAAGTACCACTAAACTATTTAAAAACTGAAGGCGCTTGTGTCACACCAAACGGTGCAAAATTCAAAAATGATAGTCAAGGTTTTCTACCAGAAATGATGGAAACTATGTACAAAGAACGAGTCATTTACAAAAAGCGTATGTTAAAGGCAAAAGAAGAGTTTGAAAGAACTAAAAATCCTGCTCTTAAAAAAGAGATTGCTCGTTGTCACAATATTCAATGGGCTAGAAAGATTGCCTTGAACTCAGCTTATGGTGCAGTTGGTAATCAATACTTTAGATACTATGATGTAAGACAGGCAAGTGGTATTACAACTGCTGGTCAGTTTATTATTCGTTTCATTGAAAAGAAAGTGAATGAATATCTTAATGGTGTTCTTCAAACTAAAGGTGAGATTGATTATATTGTTGCGTCTGATACCGATAGTATCTATGTTACATTTGATAAACTTGTACAGAATACTTGTCAAGGTAAAACAAATGACCAGATTGCAGACTTCTTAGGTAAAGTGTGTGATAAGAAAGTTGAACCTTTTATTGAAGAATGTTTTGCTGAACTAGCAGATTATTCTAACGCATTTAAAAATGCTATGGTGATGAAACGAGAAGTAATCGCCAACAAAGGTATTTGGGTTGCAAAGAAAAGATATATGTTGAATGTGTTAGATGAAGAAGGCATTAGACTTGCAGAACCTAAACTTAAACTTATGGGTATTGAAGCTGTTAAATCTTCTACCCCACAAGTATGTCGTGGTAAAATTAAAGACGCAATCAAAATTATTATGTCTAAAGAACAATCTGATTTACATAAATTTATTGCAGATTTTAAGAAAGAGTTTTTTGGTTTACCAGCAGAAGCGATTGCCTTTCCTAGGTCGTGTAACAATCTTAAAAAGTATCGTAGTGCCAGTGACATATTCATTAAAGGCACACCAATTCATGTTAAAGGTGCATTGATTTACAATCATCAAATAAAAGAGTTTGGTTTACAAAACAAATATCCTTTGATACAAGAAGGCGACAAGATTAAGTTTATTAAATTGATACAAGCAAATCCATTTAAGTTTGATGTGATAAGTTATATTACAAACTTACCACCTGAATTCAAATTACAACCTTATATTGATTACAATGTACAGTTTGATAAAACTTTCTTAGACCCAATGCGTTTCATATTAGAAGCGATTGGTTGGAAATCAGAACCACAGGCTAACCTGGAGGCCTTCTTTGGTTGATTTCCCTAACAAACAATACGGAGTAATATATGCAGACCCTCCTTGGCAATTTAAAACAAGGTCTGAAAAAGGAAAAGATAAAAGTCCTGAAAAACATTATCCTGTGCTTAGTCTTGCTGACATCATTTCTTTACCTGTTAGCGACATTGCTAAACCTGATTCAGTCTTATTAATGTGGGTATGTGACCCTATGTTAGACCAGGCGTTACAAGTTATTGACGCCTGGGGTTTTAAATATAAAACTGTAGGTTTTACTTGGGCTAAAACTAATAAGAATAAATTAGGTTTCTTTACGGGTTTAGGATATTGGACAAGAGGTAATCCTGAGATGTGTTTGTTAGCAACAAAAGGACGACCATCCAGAAAGTCTAAAAGTGTTAAACAATTGGTTGTGTCAGAAAGACGCAGGCATTCCGAGAAGCCTCTTTTACACGAATCAATAGAACAATTAGTTGATGGACCGTATATAGAATTGTTTGCTAGAAAAAAGACTAGACCAGGTTGGGACTTTTGGGGTAACGAAGTATAATTATGAGCTTGACATTTGGTGTATTATGTAGTATAGTAATACTATTAATACCAGTTTTATTATTGTGGATGTGGAATGGCGAAAACCCTAAGTAGAGAACAAGCACTATATTGTGCTGATATATTTAACGATTACTTTGGTCAGTTTGAAAGAATTGACCAGTATATGCGTGACCAAAAGATGGCACAGATTGAGTCTTTGCCTCAGACACTTCCTGGTATGGGTTTTGATTCTGATATGTTTGATGACTTCACTATATCTCCTGAAGATATGGACATTGAGGTTGCTGAACTAGATAATCACACTTGGGACACCTGTATTAATATGATTTCAAGTCATAGTAATATGGTCAGTATTCCAGGTAAAGCATTAAAGTTGGCCGTTAAAGATAAGAAGACAAATAAGTTTCTTGGTTTTATTCGTTTCGGTTCACCTGTTATTAATTGTAAACCACGAAATGATATGTTAGGTCAAGTACCTGATTTAAAAGTATTTAACAAAACGGCTATTATGGGTTTTGTAATTGTGCCTTGTCAACCATTTGGTTATAATTATCTTGGTGGTAAACTGTTGGCTGGTATTTGTTGTTCACATTGGGTTAGAGAAAAACTTAATGAGAAGTATGGTATGAACTTAGTGATGTTTGAAACAACAAGTTTATATGGTAACACAAAAGGTGCCTCTATGTATGATGGTATGAAACCATTTTTAAGATACAAAGGCAATACAATGTCAGATTTTATTCCTATGTTACACGGTAAACCTTACTTAGATATGGTAGACTATGTTGAAAACATTATTGGTAAAGGTACACTAGTAAAAGAAGGTGCTTCAAGTAGAAAACTTAAAATGACCACAGGTATTATTGGTCTAGTTAAGAAAGCACTTGAAGGTGATGAGTTAGATAAATTTAAGAATACAATTGCAAATGCAAAGAACTTAACAGAACAAAAAAGATATTATGTTTCAAACTATGGCATTGAAAACTTTGTTGACATTGTAAATGGTAAAACAGATAAGATTGTTAAGGCTGAAA